GTTTCCACTAAACAGCCTTCGGTGTTTCCACTAAACAGCCTTCGGTGTTTAAAATTTGAAAGCAATTTAAATGATAGAAGAAGGTAAAATGCTAATTCCTATTCGTTGCTTTGAATGTGGAAAACTACTTGCTAATAAATGGGAGTATTACCAGCGTCGTCTAAAGGAAGAAAAGGGTGATTCTTTCGGTAAGCCTAAGTATTTTAACGGTACAAATAGCCTTGATACACCTGAAAAGAAGATTTATGAGGAACTACAGTTGGTTCGGTATTGCTGCCGGAAAACTCTTCTAACAACGGTAGATTTGCTTTCTAAATTTTAGAACCCATATCATAGAGGATGAGCACTACCAGTGGATTGGACCCTTTAAAGTTTATAGATGATTTCGTTATCACGCCCACAACTCAGACAGGCAAGGCCGCAGTGGGTGGCTTCAGTAATATCCTAAACTCGTTTACACTCTGGGTTGTTGCGTTAACCGGAATTGTAACCGTTTTTGTTTTAATTCCCCTGGTTCCTAAGGCTCCTGCCAACCTAGTTATTATACTCTGTGCGGTTGCTCTGGCTGTTGGTATCTATTTCCATGTAAATCAGTTCGGAGCGGAGTACCGCCTAAGCACCTGGCAAAATAACCTCCAGTTTTACGGAAGCATTACACTCCTGATGCTTGTTATCTTCCTGTCCCTCGGCTTTTACTATTATAATACGGACCCCACGGTACGGGCGGCGGCTGATTCCATGGTAAGCCGTGCCCAAGACACTGTCTCAAGCGGAACGCGGGGTTTTACAAACTTTGCTTTAACCGGAACGAGAACAAACGCTGGTATACTATAAATTTTATACAAACTAAAGTAGAGGATGGCTACAGAAAAGGTTAAGCACAGACGGCAGGGTTCATTAAAGTCTAACTCAGTAAATGCAAAAGTTACTAAGTTTGATACGGCTGTCTTACGTTTTGTTAAACGCAGTAATCCAGATCACCAGAAACTAGTGGCTTTTGTTCAAAATGAATGGCTCAAAAAGACAAAATCATACCTTCCGGCTTCAACTGCTGCCAAGATTGCCAAGCGTTTTGCCCACCTTCAGTCCACAATGCGTGTAAAGGGTACGCGAAAGCAGAAGCAGCGTGGTGGTGCTGGCCCTCTAGCAGTATCTAGCTTGGATGCTGCGTTCGGCCCCGGTTCTCTGGCCGCACAGACACTGCGGATGCCGGTGGATAACTCAACAAATCCTCAGTTTGGTGCGTCAAGCCCTGTTAGTTACTTTAGTATAGCACAGGATCGTGGTATCCCGGCGAATGGATGGGCCGGCTATGGACCCAAGCCCGGCATGGGCGATAATATGGTCAGCCGTCGCCGCACACGCAAGCAGAGAGGTGGTGCGGCAATGAGCCTCCCCGGCTCAGTTCCCATGAGCACAGCTGAGCTAGGTATTAATACAGTCTTAGGTGTTCAAAATCCCGTATACGCAATAAGTAATCCTGTAGTACCCGGTTTCCGGCAGATGTACACGCCTTTAGCAGGACAGATTAATAACTCTGCGACCACAATCACCAGTGCTCTCCCCCTTGTTTGGAAGACCACTGCTTAAGATTGTATGCTTTATATATAAATTTTAGTCGCAGTTAGACTGCCTGAAATTTATAGAGTCCGAAAATAGGTAATGGCAGCCAGTCAACCGAACATTAGTGATTTAGCAGCCAGTTTAATAACGCTATATTTCACAAACACGACAACCAGTTTGTCACGTTATGCCCTAGATAGTTACAACTACTTTGTAAGTAAAGAGTTGCCTGAACTCATTTTTAATCAGAATCCCATAACAATTCTAAAAGAGCCTCTGGGAAGAAAGGATTCGGGTGTCTATGTTTACAAGACAGAAATCTTCATTGGAGGAGATGTAGATAGTCCCGAAAATCTGGGTCTTCAATTTGCGTCTCCCATAATCACACTCGATGAGGGCAAGACAATTCGCCGGATGTTCCCGATGGAGGCTCGTCTCAGAAATTTAACATATGCTGTTTCGGTTCTAGCAGATATCCGTATTAAGGTTACGATGACTTCCCTGCTTCCTGGTACAGGCACAGGCGATGTTCAAGCAGCCTACAAGACTGAGGAAATTATGAACATGGAACGCAAGGGTTATCCCCTCTTTAACCTCCCTATCATGTTGCGGTCCATGCTATGTGCCACAAATACCCCTGAGTTCACACGTCTCAAGGCACTGGGTGAATGCCAGTATGACCAAGGTGGTTATTTCGTGATTGATGGAGCAGAGAAGGTTTTAATAACTAGTGAAGAAACCGCCTTTAATTCAATCTATGCTGGAAAGAACTCAGAGTCCAATCTCAAGGTCGTGGCCTTTGCTAGATGCTCATCGCTGAACCCTAAGAACAAGCAGATTCGCCAGATTTCTATGCACGTAGATCGCGAAGAGGGGTCTATTCGTTGTAGTCTTCCCTTTATCCGTGGCTCCGTTCCTCTTTTCATCGTTTTCCGTGCTCTTGGTATTCAGTCAGACCAAGATATCATAAACATGATTTTACCCGATATGACCGGAACAGAGATGAAACTGCTAGAACCGTGGCTCATTGCCTGTGTCCATGACGCATATCCTATCCTTGACACCTATCTAGCACACGAATTTTTGAAGACGCTGACGAAGGGATTCCAACGGGAGACTGTACTTGATATTCTCTTAAACCATACTTTCATGCATGTACCAAATACGTTTCAGTCAAAGGCTATTTTCTTGGGTGAAATGACTCGGAAACTTCTACGTGTAACTGCTGGCTTAGATGAAAATACCGACCGTGATGACATTCGCAACAAGCGATATTTCACTGCTGGAATCCTAGTGCGTGAACTTTTCACTGAATCATGGAATACATGGAAAAAGGCCTTCATTTTGACGATTGACAAGGAGTACAACTACAACAGAACCATTTATGAGGGTCTGAACTTTACCAATCTGTTTTCTGAGGGACATTTACCGAAGATGTTATCGGGCGATGATACTTTGAATCATGGAATTATGTCAGGTTTCCGCGGAAAATGGGGTGAACGCAAGGGTGTTATCCAGCCTCTAGCAAGAATCAGTTACATGGATGCGATGAGCCAAGTACGCCGTGTTTCATTGGACTTCCAGCTCAAGTCTGCTGGTCCTCGTCGCCTCCATACAAGTCAGTGCGGCTTCTTCTGTATTTCCGAAGTTCCTTCAGGATTCAGCATTGGTATCACTAAGAATGCTAGTATTTTCACGATTTTCTCCTTGGCTGAAAGCACTGCCTCAATGATGACTTGGCTGCTGACAAAGGGGGGTGTTGTAGCGGCAGATAAGGCGGATACCCACAAGCGTCAGTGGTATTGCCGTGTTCAAATGAATGGTGGAACAATTGGTTTTATCAAGGAGCCCGAACTCCTAGTCCGTGTTCTCAAACTCTGTAAGCAGACAGGTTGTATGAGCCCCACGATTTCCATCAGTTTTAACCGTACTAGCAGAACTGTTCGTATTTACATGGATGAAGGTCGTCCTTGTCGTCCCCTCTGGATTCTTCGGGATAAGGGTTTGTCACCCCTAGTGGAGAGAATGTCTGAGGTGGGCTGGCGTGGTCTAGTGAAGGGTGTTCTAGCAGAAACTCGTGACCGTGAATTCTTTGAAACGGGTTTTGTTGATCCTTTCCCCGGTGAAACTGATATTTCAGTGTATGTTGATCGCCTTGGACCTTCCGCTGCGGCCATAGAATACGTTGACCCGTACGAGCAGAATGAAGCCTATGTTGCTTGGTTTGGTTCTACGGATTTGGCGGAGGAGACAACCCACTGTGAAATCCACCCCTCCACAATGTTCGGTTTTGTCGGAAGTATGATTCCTTTTGCGAATCACAATCAGTCACCGCGTAATCAGTTATCCTGTTCTCAGAGCAAGCAGGGTATTGGCTTCTTTTCCACGCAGTTCATGAATCGCTTTGATAATTACGGAACACAGATGTGCTATGGAGAGGCACCTATTGCTCGGACGCTTTATTATGATTTAATTGCGGATGGTAATATGTCTTATGGTACTAACTGTATTGTTGCCTTAGCATCCTTTGACGGTTACAACATGGATGACGGTATTCTCTTTAATAAGTCATCCATTGAACGTGGTCTTTTCCGCCATTTATCCTACAAGTCCTACGATGCGGCTGAAGAAAAAGACCCCGAATCAGATGCTGTTATCCGTATTGGTAATCCTAATGTGGTGACAAGTTGGCTTTCCCTCAAACCGGGTGTAGATTACTCCATGCTGGATGATGAGGGTATAATCAAGGAGGGCTCAGTCATTACGGATAAGACTGTGCTAGTTGGCCGCTACATGACACTTCCGGAAACTGGTGCTATCCGTGATGCTAGTGTTCTACCGACAGTATTCACAGAGGGCCGTGTTGAGAAAGTAACCGTGCTCCACCAAGCAAATGGATTCCGTCTCGTAAAGATTCGTATTTTTGAGATGCGTGTACCGGAATTGGGCGATAAGTTTTCCAGCAGACACGGACAGAAGGGAACTATTGGAATGGTACGACCCGCCTATGATTTGCCGCGGGGCAAGGATGGAATTGTTCCCGATATTATTGTAAACCCCCACTGTATTCCCAGTCGTATGACGGTTGCTCAGATTATGGAGATGATTACTAGCAAGGTGGGTGCTGTTTATGGAGCTAAGATGAATGCGACTTCATTTACAAATGATGAAAGCCACCATGATATTATGGGTAATGCCTTAGAGGAGGCGGGCTTTGATAAAAATGGAGAGGAGATTATGTATGCTCCCTACACCGGTAAGCAGTATACATCCACAATTTTCTCTTGCCCGCTGTACTTCATGCGTCTCCGGCATTTGACTCGTGATAAACTGAATGCTCGTGCTGCGGGTAGAAGAGAACAGCGTACGCACCAGCCGACGGGTGGCCGTGGCAATGAGGGCGGTCTGCGTATTGGTGAAATGGAACGCGATATTCTCATTGGTCATGGTATTACGGATTTCCTACAGGAGCGTATGATGCGTTGCTCCGATGAGGCAACGTTTTATGTATGTAATAGTTGCGGCCAAATGCCAATTTATAATGAGTCCGAAAATATCTTCGTCTGCCCTTCATGCGACGGTCCTATACGCTTTGTGGGAGACACGGCGGATACAATTCAAATGGTCAAGCCAATTACCCGCAGCCGCACAACCTTTACGCGTGTGAAGATGCCTTATACGTTTAAACTTTTGAATCAAGAATTGGGAACCTACATGAACATGGGTATGCGATTTATAAATTCGGGGTCGGCTGCTAGACTCAAGGATGAGACATGGGATTGGGTTGCGACAATTAAGGATGGTGAGAATAAGATTGAACTCAAGGAATTACCGCCTTTCTTGCCACCGCCACTGGAGTCATCGTCAGCCAACGGAGGGGGTGTTGAGTTAGAACGTATCCGCGTGGAAGTTGAGAAGGAACAGGAACCGGAGGAACAGCCTACCATAAACGCCAGTTTATTAGAACAGGAACGGAAGCGGGCGGATGAGGCAGAAGCAAGGGCCACAGCAGCAGAAGAGGCGGGGCCGCAACCTGAAACGGTACAGATTACCCTACCTGGAGCCGCTTCTGCTGGAGAAGGCGAAGGCATTGGAAATGTAGTAATTGGTCCTCCCGCAAGCGGCCCTCCTCAGCAGCGTGGAGGCGGCGGCTCTATAACTTTACCAAGTGCTCAAACAAATCGCGGCTCAACCAATGTTATTACCCTTGTACTACCGTCACAGGGTAAGGGTGCTGGAAGACCTGCCACAGGCAATAACTCAGCCTATGTTCCTAAAATTAAGGGTGTTAGGTTAAAAACCCTAGTAGACGAGCAGGAAAGAGAAGAACGGGGTGAAGCCCCAAAACCTGTGGCAGAAGCCAAGGGTCCCACAACAATTCGCGTGACAAAGGATGGTGTAGATGAAAGAGGTGATGCTTAAAAATTTGAATGTGAAAGATTAATATAGAAAGGCATGGACCCCGAAATTAAGGATTTAGTATTGCGTAGTAGGCCTATTGTACTTGAACTGCTAGAGGCCCGCGGTTATGACACAACTCCTTACCAAGATCAAGCTCCGTCTGCTGTATATAATCTAGCAATGGCTTCACTGAATCAGCCTGGTGCCCCGCCCCTTAAGATTCGCGTACAGCGTCGTGAGGATGCGGCTCCGTCTCCCTATCAGTTTTGCGAAGTAATCTATCTCATCTTTGAAAAGATTAAGCCCACTATTCAGCGTCGGCAGTTTGAAGAGGGTCCTGGACGTTGGAGCTTCATTGAGGCTCCGGAAAATACTGACTATATCTTTATTCTTGGTGAAGCCTATCACGAGTGCTTTGACGCAGTCGCGATGCAGGCATGGCAGAAAAAGGTAAAGATCAGTTTCTTTCACATTAAGCAGTTGATTTTGAATCCCACGAAGCATGTCTTTGTTCCCAAGCATGACCGCGTTCCGGCTGATGCTATTGCTGAACTCAAGAAGGATCTCAACCTAACATCCTTGAACAGACTTCCCTTCATCAAATACCACATTGACATGCAGGCCCGTTGGCTGGGACTAACACCGGGTGAAGTGGTAAAGATTATTCGCCCTTCAGTAACGTCGGGTGAAACTGATGTTTATAGATTATGTGTTCCGTAAGCAGAGATGTCCTGGACAGCCGAAAATGAATACACCTGGCGTAGCCGTCGTGATAATCTTGAAAGCACATTTAATAGCCTGCTTGAGCAATATAAACAGGCTATTAGCGGTGATCCGGATAATATTACGCGGCATAATTCTCTAGAAGCTCAATTAACATCTGCTAGAGAAGAACTTTCCAAGTTAGGCTATGTTCTTAAGGATTCTCTGGAAGATCTACGGAACAGAACGGGCAACATTGAGGAACCTGCTAGACAACTCGAGAAAGAATTGGAAATCTTATCAGCCGAGGAAAATACGCTAAAGCGTCGTAAAGAGACACGTGAAGAGCAAGTTGCTTCTTTAGAAAGCCGCTCTTCTCAAAATGCCCACACAATCAGTTTTTTAATGATGAGGCCACTGACATATCCCTTGTATACAGCAATTATTGCTGCCCTTCTATGGATTTTTGCTTCAGCAGTATTATTCTTTTATAGTCAGAAATTTGTAGCATCTGCTGGCATCACATCTCCCGCATCTCCTTCCGAACAGTTTTATACAGGACAAAATTACAGGACTAGAATAGGATGAGCGGACCGGATTATTCATTTCGTAAGGATGTACCCATCCTATCTGCGCCGGTTGACGGATGTGTTGTGGATAATACGATTGACGATGTTTCAGCACTAACAATGTTCCCTAATGGAATAAGTTTTTCGGGATTTGATTTGAATGATCAGCAGAGAATCCCTCCGGAAATCCTGGCGTCAAATCTGGGAACTTTGAAGGCAAAGAAGCAGATTCCGGACTTCCTGACAAGCATTGATGACCAGATTGCGATTGATACGCAGTTCTACCAGAATATCAAAATGGAGTACTGCTGGTATGAGAATCGCTATTCCTATTTGCTTGGTAAGTATCTCAAGTTGCTAACTTCTGATAATAAGGCCGATATCACTCTTTCTCAGTCAATGAATGGAGCAACAACTAATCTAAATAAGCGTCTTCAGAGTCTCCTGGAAATCATGAATGCGGTATCCAATGAGCGGGCGAAGAAGGTAGATACTTACCGCGGTCATCTTGTAGACGGTAATTCAGTTATTAATGCCAATATTACGAAGTTGGCCGCCCTCAAGGCTAAGATGAATGCTGGCAATCTCCGTCTTACAACGCAGCGTGAAATGATGAAGTATACGGAGGAGAAGAACCGTGCCTTGCGTGTTCAAATAACTGTATTTGCTGTACTAAATGTTGTTGCTCTTGGTGTAGTCTACACGGCTTACAGACAGAGTGTATAAATGTGACTTTTAAAACTCTTAATCCAATAAAACTTATGTTTAATTAGATTAGAGGATGAGTGATTTACACACAATGTTAGTCAATGCTTCCACAGCATTAGATGATATTGAGAAGATTGAGTTTAAGGCTGAATTATTAAATGACCCGACAAGAGCCCAGCAGTATACTGCGGATAGAATCTCTAAGCAGTTAGGTGAAACCATCCAAATCAAGCGGGGAAACTTCCAAAAGGGTGTGTATGATATGGGCCGGTACATGGATATGGATCACCACGCCCGGTACTATGATACACGTAATACAGATTTGAATAATGCCCAGCAGAATATCCTCCAGATTGTCAGTGCGAATGCTGGCTCCATGAAGTTTGACACTGAGAATACCAAGCGTCAGTTTTTAGTGAATGAGTATTATGCTCAGAATAAGTTGGAGTCACTCTTTTTCCTCCAAGTTGCCTTCCTGGCCATGATAACTTCACTGATTGTTATCACGCTGGGCCGCATGGGTGTCTTCCCGTGGCTCTTCGGAAAGTATGTTGTATTTATCATTGCGGCTGGAGCGGCTATCTTAGCTATGTATCGTTTTAACTATACACGCTATACACGTGATGTTCGCTACTGGAATAAGCGTAAGTTCTCTGATAGTCCTGGTAAGCTCAAGGCAGCAGCGGCTTGTACTGTAGCTACAATGGTGTCAGATAATCCTAGTGCTGGCCCGAATGTGACTGCGGGTTACACAACACCTTCTATGCCTCCTCCGCCTCCTGGCTCTCGTTAATTATTGCGGTCCTAAATACCTAACTTTTAGTAGTCCAACTGCTGAATATTAGAAAGGGAAAATAACAGGGAAAGGTAGGGAATATGGTTGGGGTAAGAGATACGATAAATAATGCTAAAAGAAAACTAACAAACTCAGATGCTCCTGTAAATCCACCCAATCAGGATTACATTAATAAATCACTCAAGAAGGCAGACCAGAAAGAAGATGAATTTAATGCTGAAAAGGGTACAATTGATGTGCTTTTACTAAATGGTGATACACTAAATAACATAGTTTCTGGAAGTGCTAAAAAGACCTCAGTTCAAGGGAAATACAAGGATTATCTACAAAAAAAAATTAAAGATACTCGTGAACATATTAAGGATTTGAAGAATGATGATAAGTTTTACCGCCGCGACTTTTTAACAGGAAATCCTTTAATCAATCAGGGTAATCCTTTCTGGAAAAATTATGATAATTGGATTTTGCTGGCTTTGTGGTTGGCTGTTATCGGAATTCTTTTACCTACGTCATTAGCGGTGTTTGGATTACCTATTTCTGCCGAAAAACAGGGATCACTCATTATTGCAATGTGGCTTGTTTTCCCACTATTTATATTGTATCTACTACAGAATTTTGCTTAGACCTTCTTCGGCTCCTTTCCTATCTTCGGCTTTTCAGCCACAGGCTCAATAATAGTTAGCGACTCTTGTTCCGTAACAATAGTCTCTTGCTTTTCTTCTTCAACCTCCTCTAGTAGGCCTTTAATACGAACACCTTGGAACATCTCCTTGCTCTTACGGGTCAACGGCTTACCGAACTTTTCAATTAGCTTCTGGCGGACATCTGCTGGAGATAACTTCTTCTTATCCGACTCATTCGATAGCCAAACCTTGTACTCCTTGAGAATATCCTTGTGGTCCAACTCAGAACCGAGTTCACTGACAAGACGCCCATTCATAAACTCGGCAAATGAGTCATTGTCGGACTTATACTTGTC